ATAGAGCCGGCCATTGCGATCCAGCAGGTGCCACTGCCCCCGGCCCAGCGGCAGGCCGTCGAGCGCCAGGACCTGCTCAAGGGTTTTGAGCCGGTTGAGGACAGGCATAACTCAGTTGTGCTCACCACTGGGCTCAACCTATCAGTTCTTGGTCGCTCATGAGCGAGCGCTAACGATTGCCGCTGCTGTCACGGCAAGGCTTTTCAGTGGGCCAGGCGGCAGAGGCATGACGCAATGCGCGATACGTGATGGAGCCGTCAAAACGCATAACGCTTGCAGCGCGGGGGATTGCGCGTGTTGCAATCGGCTTTGGCTCAAGCCTGGCTCAGGTCGGATTGCTTTCCGGCCGGTCCATGTCGACCGACGAGCTGCCGAAGTCCCGGAACGCCCGTTCGCTCTCGTAGCGGTCCTGGCCCCGGGCGGCGTTGCTGAGCCAGCCGGGCTGAGCCGCCAGGGACTGGCTCCGGTCCGCCGGATCCCGCCGCTCCCGCCGCGCCCGAAAGGCCATCGCCCGGGTGCGGGCCTCCGCCGCCCCCCGGGGGGCCGTCTGCACCCCGGGCGCCCGCCGGCGGTCGACCCGGCCGCTCTCCTGCAGTTCCATCAGTACCCCGAGCGATCGGCCCAGTAGCGGTACCAGCCGCCCTGGTCGCGGAATTGGTTGGCCCTGATACGGCGCTCGACGTCGTTGCCGGGGTTGCCGTTCTCGCTGCCGGCCTCGCCTAAGATCCCAGCGTTGACCTCCTCCTGGATCCGCCGAGCCTCGTCCGAGTTCTCGTCCTGTTCCGACGGCTCCGGCGGTTGCGGCTGCGGCTGCGGCTCGGGCTGTGGCTGTGGCTGTGGTTCGGGTTGCGGCTGCCACGGCTGCGGCGCCGGCGTCGGCTGGCCGCCACCACCGCCCGTTGGCGCCGGGGCCGCCTTCTTCACTGGCGTCACCGGGTCGGGGTCCTTGGTGTTCGGCCCGTCCTTCCAGCGGCTGACATCAGGGCTGCCGATGCCCCGTAGGCCCCGCTTGAGCATCTCGTCGCGGTACTGGGCCTTGCTGCGGACCATCCGCTCCGTCACCGGCTCCTGCTTCAGCGGCTGCCGAGTGGCGTCCGGGGCGCGGCGCTCGAACGCCTTGTCGGTGCCACCGCTGAACTGCTGCTTCGCCTTGTCTTCCCACTCCTGTCGCTTGGCCGTGAACGGCGAATCCGGCCCCCAGCGGCTGGGCCGCCGAGGGTCGGCAATCTGGCTGCGGCGCTGCTCAGCGGCCTCCTGCAGTCGGCCGGTGCCTCGCTCGTAGCGGTCTCTGAAGTCTGACGCCACCAGCCTGCAGGCAATGCCAGTAGCTTACCGGCGGCCCTGCAACAGCGCCGCTGTGATCAGGGCCTGGTTCGCTCCAAGCGCTGCCGGCGCCACCGCGGGGGCGGGGGGTTGAGTCAGGGCGGCCAGGCGCTGCTCCAGGGCGGCCTGGGTGACCAGCTGCGGCACGTTTTCCTGGAGGAACGCATCGAGCTCCTCGAGGTTGCGGATGATCGTCTCGATCCGCCCCCGGTCCTCGGCCTGGGCCTTCAGGGCCGACTCGGCCACCACCTTGGCGGTGTCGGCAACCTCGGCCAGACCTGTGATCTGGGCCTCCAGGGGGGCTTTGGCGTCGGATTCGGCCACCACCCCTTCCACCTGCGCCCGCAGCTCGCCCAGCTGGAGGGCCACCCGACCGAGGGCATCGCCCGACGTGGCCTTCTCCAGCTCGCCGCGCAGCTCCATGACCCGATCGCTCAGCAGCTCTTCGCTCCGCTCCAGCTGCCGCCTCAGGCCCTCGATCAGTTCGCCCTGCACGTCCAACTGCCGCGTCAGCTCCTCGCTGGAGCGCGAAGCGGTGATGTTGTGCTTGCTCTGCTCGTTGAAGCGATGAACGAACGCCTTGTTCATCTCTTCCTGGCTCCGGGCCAGCTCGCTGATCGCCGCGCCCAGCCCTTCGGTCAGGGCGGTGACCCGGCTCTGGGCCTGCTGAATCATCGTTTCGCGCTCCAGCGCCGCCGCGGTGATAGCGGCCTGCGCCACGTCCTGGCTGCGCGTTCCGCGCCTCAGTCGCCGCACCGCTTCACGGCCACCGAGGCCAAGCACGAGGCCGATCGAGAGGGCAAGGGCGCTGGAGGTGAACATGGCGCGGACGGCAGGCAGTTGTCTCCGACTCTAGCGTGCAAACTCCGCCGCGGTCCGCTTCAGGCCGGTGAGCACCAGCGGCCGGCGGCTGCGCAACGGCATCATCTCGAACGCCTCGCGCCAGTCGTCCCCGCTCTCGCGATCGAACAGGCAGCGCCCCACCAGGCGGAACGCCTCGCGGAAGCGGCGCACGTCTTCGTCGAGCACCGCCAATGAGCCCTTGCGCGGCAGGAACAGGATCACGTTCCACGACGACGGGCTCGAGGTGCGCAGCTCGCCGTTCGCCGCCGGCCAGCGGTAACGCAGCCGCCGGAACGGGATGCAGAGCGGAAAGTCCAGCAGCTCCGGCATCAGCCTCAGGATCTCCGGGGAGTTGCTGATCACCACCGCCGAGGACACCTGATCCGCGGCATAGCTCGTCAGCAGCTTCTGCAGGTACATCGAGTGGCCCGGCTGCCGCGCCGGCGGCGTCAGCAGCACCCGCCCGGCCCAGTTCTGCAGCAGGGCATTGTCCTGGGGCGCAATGCAGCGCCGGGCCAGCAGGGCGCTGTTTGCCAGCTCCGAGGCGTGGGGCGCCAGGTCGAATCCGCCCAGGCACTGGCGCGCCGCCAGGATCACCTCCTCCGGCAGCAGCATCTCCTGCATCGGCGTCAGGCTCCGGCGCTTCCCCGGCCAGCGCATGTCGTTGGGATGGATCGGCTCGCTCATCGCCGGACCCCGAAACCGACGCCAGAGCTGTTCGCCACGATCATCTCCTGCAATCGCTTCTCGGGGTCCTGCCTGGGGAGCAGCATCAACCGCAGGCCGTGGCGAGACACCGTCACAATCGGCACTTCGTTCTCCACGTCAGCCAGTTCAATGCCCTTGGCAATCTTCCTCAGGACATCGGCCATGGCGTGATCATTGGCCTCTTCCGCCGCCAGGGCGTCTTCATAGGCCTCTCTGGCAAAGTAGAGCCCTGAATCTGCACCGCCGACCAGGCGATTGATCAGAGCGCAATGCTCTTCTTTGCCTCTGCGCAGAATGTCAAACAGCTCAATCTGGTCCGTCAAAATGCGACTGACCGCCATGCTGGCCGTGCGGCGGCCGGCGTCCCCAGGGATCGGCCCCATGAGCCAGCGAAAGAGGTCGTTTTCGCGCACGACGGCTCAATGTCTCCGCCGACTCTAGCGCAAGCGCCAGTCAGCGGCTCCATTCCGCACTCAGCCGCCAGCCTCCCACCCGGCAGCCCTCCGGCTGCGGCGTCCATCCCAGCAGCCTGGCGGTGTAGCTCTCGCTGCGCTCCAGGCCTTCCACCGGCAGCTCCAGGGACACCGGCAGCCGCACCGGACCCTGCGCCGGCAGCAGAAACTCCAGCGGGCGATGGGCCATCGACTGTTGCCCCACGCCAGCGGCGAGCACCAGCGCCATGGTGCCGCCACCGCTGATCATGTCGAGGCAGCCGCTCAGGCGGACCCGCCGGGCGCCGGAGAAGGTCAGCTCCGCCAGGGTGCGAGGGTCGGCCCCCAGGGCCTGCTCCGTCGTCTCGGCCACTTCCGCCAGGCCGGAGTCCCGCTCGCCCCGCTGCTCGAAGCGGGCGTCAAGGTCTTCGGTGGCGCTCAGCAGCGGGTGCCAGGGGCCCCAGGCGTGGCCGCCCTTGCGCTCCCGCTGGTACGCCGCCCGCCGCGGTCCGGGGTCAAAGCGCCAGACCGTCTGAATCACCCAGTCCGGCAGCACCCCCGTCACCTGTCCCACCAGCGTGCCGCTGCAGGGCGCCGCCTGGGCGTCCTCGCCGACATAGGACCCCATCGCCAGGGCCTCGTCCCAGGTGCGGATCCGCTTCGGCCGCAGCAGCTGCTCCGGCGTCGCATGGACAAACAGCCCGTCCTCGAGCTGCATCGCCCCGTTGCCCAGGGCCTTGGACAGCTCGACCCGCCGGGGCAGGGTCGACGTCGGCGTCGGCGCGGCGTTCTGCACCAGCATCCTCACCTCCTCCCGCGACGGGAACAGGCCCAGCAGCTCCTGCTCGCTCCAGCGCAGGCGGATCCAGGGGCTCCAGCGGCCAGAGTTGCGCTGCCGCCGCCACAGCTGGCTGTCCTCGCTCGGGTCCTCCACAAAGCCGACGACGGTCTGCACCACCCAGGCTTCCGTCAGACTCTGGACCTCGCCCATGTAGTAGAGGGTCCCTTCGGGGGCGGAGCCTGCGCCGGCCTCGGCCGCGTAGAGGCCCGAGGTCACGGCGTCGTTCCAGTCCGCCACCACCACCGGCTCGCGGGAGGCCAGCAGCCGCGGCGGCTCCGGCTCCAGCGGCGAGGTGCCCTGGAGCGTCACCACCCGCTGCTCGCCGGTGCTCGGATCACGGGTCACCAGGGCGCCAAGCTCAACGTCGAATTCGACCGGGATCAGCCGTTGGCTCATGGGCTTATGGGGTTTCGCCCAGGATAAACGGCCAAGAAAAAACCGCCCCCGAGGGAGCGGTGGGTTTGGCTTCCCAGCCCCAGGCTATGGCGTCAGGCCTGACCTGCTTCGATCGCGAACGGCAGATGAACGTCGTCGAGGCTGAGGCCGTTGTCGGGCCTGGCAAAGACGACTTCACCCAGGATGTAGACGTCGTAGGGCGAGCCTTCGGCGGAGTAGATCGCTGCACCAGCGGTGACGCCGGCGGGGGCGGCCGCCGAGTAGACGCTCATCGGCAGATCGGCGGTCTGCACCACCAGGGGGGCGGCGGCGTCGAAGGGGAACACGGCGGTGCGCTCCTCGAACTTGGTGTCGGGATCGACGGTCCGCCAGAGGTTCTTGGTGCCATTCACCGGCGCAGTGGCACCGAAGATGGCCAGCTCCAGGCCGTCGGTCGGTGCGGTGGCATCACCGAAGCCGAGGGCGGTCGAGGAGAAGACGATGCCGTTGGCAAAGCGGCCGTTGGCATCGGTCGAAGCCAGGGCGTTGGCCACCTTGAGGTGGGCGCCGAGGCCAGCGGCCTTGAGGATGCCGGTCTGGCCGTCGCCGATCTGCTGGGCGGTGTTGGCCTGGGGATTCCGCACCCGCTGGGGCAGGGTGCCGACGCTGGAGCTGTTGAAGGCCCCGACGTTGAAGACCGCCATGGAGCAGGAGAGCACGGCCGTGCCGGCGGGGACGGTGAGGCGCCGATCGAGCCGCGGCTTGACCGCCGACAGGTTGGGGCTGCCGACCATCAGGGGCAGGCTGGTGGCGGCGTTGGCCAGGCCTTTGGGCACCTTGGCGAAGCCGACCTCGCGGTAGACCGCAAAGCCGGGGAAGACGGCCAGGCCCTGCTGGGTCCAGCTGTTGAGGTGGGTAACGTAGTTACCCGGGAGGATCAGATGCGACATGGATCTTGCGGGGTTTGAGTAGTTAGCGGCTGTTGAATCAGTCGTTCCTGAAGTTGAAAGAGTATGCTACAGTCACGAAATCCTTCTGGAGAATCTCAAAGCCAGCGTAGAGAGACCATATGCACATAATGAAGCGCGAAAAGTCATCATTATTGTTCAACAATACGCTCGCATTCGGCCCGCCCGTACCAATGCCAACGGCCTGAGGGCCGAAAAACAACATGGGCGAAGCATCGTGAACGGTGGGAGCATTGTCGCCAGCGTCGCCGATCTGAAGGCGGAACTGGAATTCGCCGAGGTTTGTTGACTCGAAGAACTTCACGCCCTCGAACAGAACACCGGTAGGCATGCGGGGAACAGCCCCGTTCATGCCGGCCTGGCCAAAGCCGCCACCCTCGTAGAACGGGGCGTTGGGCTGCAGCATGCCCTGCAGGGGATTGATCACGCCAAGGCCGCTGTAGCGGGCCACTTCGCGATAATCCTTGTCCTGCTTCATGTGCATCCCCGCTTCGGGGTTCATGATGCAGCGGTAGTAGCCGTCCTCGAAGTAAGGAACATTGCGCGTGCGCATGTCCTTGACGACTTCGGTGAGGTCGCTCTTGACGGTGAAGCGACCGCCGTTGCCAATGGCGTAGTCTTCGACCCCCTGAATGCCGCGGGCATCGTTGGCGGGATCCTTGACGTTGCCGTTGGGGAAGTAGTAGCCACCGCGGTTCTGGTCGGCGCGTCCATTGGCCTCGGCCTTCATCAGCTCGCCAACAAACACGCGATCACGCCAGCGGCGGTAGTCATCAAGCAGCGTCATGCTGCCGATTGACTGGTGGAACTGCGCAATCTGGCTCCGATCGTACAACAGGCGCTGAGCGGTCAGCAGCGTCTGCCTGGCGATCTTGAACGTCGAAGGCTGAGTCGGATCCTCGGAATCTGCAGGGCCGGTGTATTCACGCAGGGTCACCAGAACCTTGTCCTTGACAATGTTCCGGGACGATGCCGTACCGATGGTCTGGTCGGGAGTCCGCTCACGCGAATCCTTCGTGCCGGGCTTGCCCCAGTAGCGGTAACGGTCCAACTGAACCACTTCTCCGGGCATTGCGGAGAAGTCGTGAACCATCACCGGCTCAACGGCCATCTCGACAATATACGCCGGGTGTGGCCGATGCAATTCAGCCCCCAAGATGGCGGGAAAGTCATTCTCGATCCACACGTTGGAATCCTCCGATGGGTGTTATGCGTGAATCCCTGGGGCTGGGAGAAGGACTCGCCAGGGCATGCCCTCCAGGATACCTCCCTAGCCTCAAAAGAGGGAACCAGAGCAACTCCTCTGGCTTGCTATTTGTCTCCGTTAGAAGAGGGCTATCGTGGCGGTATGCGCATCCGCAACCGCGATTTCGACGCCCTCGGCCTGCTTCAGGCCCCGGAAGGATCCGCCGGGGACTTCCTGCGCCTGCGGCCCAACACCCTTGTGGACGCCTACGACCTCGGCGCCAGGTGGAGCCTTGCCGAACAGTGGGAATCGACCCTGGGCGATGAGAACGGCGGCGCCAACGTCTTCCAGCGCTTCGAGCTGCTGGGGCCGGCCAATCTGCGCGTCATGCGGCTGCCGGTGATCGCCAGGACCGATGTGCAGATCAGTCTCGGCCTCAAGGACGCCAGCCGCCGACCTGTAGCCCCTTCAGAAACATTCCGCCCCGAGGGGGGCGGTGCTGGTTGGCTGTTCGCGGCCTTGCCGGCTGGCGTCTATGTGCTGACGGTCAGTTCGAGCCAGTGGCGGGCGATCATCACCCGCTGGCGCCTGGAGACCGTGCGCACGCTGCAGGCGGCCAGCGCCTGAGCTAGAGTTGTCTCCGACGACATCTCCCTACACATGCGGTCGGCGCTTCTTTCCCGCTACTCCCTGGCCTGGCTCCGCGGCGAGCCGTTCCCGCCGCCGCCCACCCAGCTCTGGCTGGCGCTCCACAGCCTCGCCGAGGACGAGCACGGCACCGACGAGGCGACCGGCGAGCTCTACCCCGACGCCGGCCGGCTGCTGCTGCCGGCGGACTGCTGGAGCCCCGTGAAGGGCCCCACCTGCGCCTTCACCGGCCGCTATGCCGCCCACCTGGTCAACGAGCGGGAGCTCACCCTGCCAGTCTCCCGGAACAGCGCCCCAATGGAGATCCGCGGCCTGGGCTTCTGGGATTCCGCCCGGGGAGGCCGGCTGATCCTGCGCGGCCAGCTGCGCAACGCCGAGCCTGGGCCGGTGGTGATCGAACCGGACACCTTCGTCTTCTTCAAGCCCGGCCAGGTCGTGGTCGGCCTTTCCTAGGGGTCGGGGTAGTTCTGCTCCGGCTGGCCCCCCAGGCTGCCCTGTTCGAGGGCCTCGACGGCCAGGAGCTGGGCAGCCTGGTCGTCGTAGCCCATGGCCTTGAGCTGCTGGAAGGCCTCGGTGAAGTTCTCGATCGACGTGTCGGCCGCAGGGCCATGGGCCACCACCTCGGCGGCCAGGGCGGCATTGGCCGGCGCCGGCACGCCATCGGAGGCGAAGTGCTGCTGCAGCGCCTCGAAGATCTCGGGGGAACCGGCAAACCGCATGATCAGCGCCCGGTGGCCCTGTTCATGGCCAGGTCCTGCATCGCCTGGCCAGAGGCCAGGGGCATCTGGCTGGGGACCAACTGCTGCTGGTCCGCCAGCGGAGCCCCGGCCTTGTCGGCCTCGCGCTGCACCCGGGCCAGCTGATAGGACTGGGCGATCTCCGGATGGGCCCCCAGGGTGGCCAGGGCCGACTCACCGACGCCCGGGGTGCGATGGGCGGCCGAGAGGCCCCGCTGCTCGGCAGTGCCCGCCTGCAGGGCCTCAGCGCCGGCAAAGTCACCGAGCGCCTTAAGGACGTGGCCGTCCTGCAGCTGTCGGGCCCTGGCGACGTCGATCACTCCTGTTGCCGCGTCGGCAGGCGCGGCGCCGGCGTTCTGCTCGACCGCCTGGGCCAGCTGCGTGCTGCGCATCTGGACATCCATGTTGGTGCCGAGGCGGCCGGGGCCCTCCTGCATGGCCCGGATCCTCGCCACATCCGGCGAGGTCATGTCGTGCAGCGGGTGCATCTGGGGCATGGCCGTCAGTCGTAGGGGTCGTTGAGCTCGTCAATCAGCAGGGCGCCGGTGCCGCCCGCCAGTGCCGCCAGGCCCGCCTGAACGGCGCTCCTGCGCAGCAGCGTCTCTAGGTCCAAGTCTGCCAGCACTTCGTCGGTTGCGTCGAGGATTCCGCGGATCGGACCTCGCTTGCCACCGCCAGCCGCCGCAGCCCGAGGTGGCCTGCCCCCGCCCCCGCCGCCGCCTCCTCCAGCTCCGCCCCCGCGGGGCCCATCGGTCACGACAATCCGTACAGGGGCGGGGGTTTGGCGGTCAGGGTCGCGCTCCTGCAGTCGCGGGTCCTGGCCCTGGCGCCCCTGCACCTGGGCGGTCATGTTCGCCTGGTCGTCCGCGGCCTCCGCAATCTGGTAGGCGTCGACGACAGGGATTGCATCCTGGTCAGTCACCACGACCCGGTCACGGCTCTGCCGGTCGACCTCCAGCAGGAACGCCCGCTCCTGGTCTTCGGTCATCGGCAGGGATTCGGCAGGCCGCTGCCCCATCTGCTCCCTGACCGCATTGCTGGCCATCCGCCAGGCGGTGTCCTTGTCGGCGCCCTGGTGGTGGTATCTCGCCGCTTGGCGGATACGGGCCTGCTCGAAGTTGGCGTCGAACTGGCCCGGGTGAGCGTTGCGCATCCCGCCCTCGCCCCTCAGTTGTAGACGAGGGGCTTGGCGGCGTAGTCGTCGGGGGTGAACTGGTCGAGGACCATCCAGGCCATCTGGGGCTGGGTGCGCCGCACCTGCTCGAACAGCTCCCACTTGGTCATGCCCCGGCCCCCGCCGCCATTGGGAGGGGTCACCGCCATGCGAGGGCGCTGGAAGGTCTCAGGGAACTCCGACTGGACCATGGGGCCGAGGCCGGCGTCGGCCATGCCCTGGGCCACAGCGTCCTGCAGCCGATCGCTCGGCAGTTCCACGGGCACCACGCCGGTCTTCGGGTGGAAATACTCGTTGACGTAGCTGGAGAGCAGCTCGGGGTTGGTCAGCACCCGCCGCAGGCCGATCGACTCCTCGGCGGCGGCGTCGATGATCAGATCGGCCTCGGCGATCTGGCGCTTCAGGGCCTCCTTCTCGGTGGCGACGCGGATCAGCGCGTCCTCGAGGGCCATGGCGTAGTGGTTGAGGACCGCAGGAGCCTCGGCGCCGAAGTGCTGCAGCACCTCGACGGTGTTGTCGGAGACGCCGTCGAGGTAGCTATCGAGGACGCGGGGGTTTTCCGCGGCGTGAATCAGCGCCTGCAGGTCTTGGCGGCTGATTGACGGCACCTTGCGCCCAGATGGGGCTTCGGTTGGGGCGGCCGAAGGGGACGGGGCCTGGGGCTGGACCTGCGGACCCCAGTTCTGGGGGTATGCCACCGGCGAAGGTTGGCGCCAGAAGGTCTGGGGGTCGAGCTGGGGCGCCTGCAGGGGCGCTACCGAGGGGCCCGCCCATCCCGCCGGAGCTGCCACCGGCGCCATCGAGGGAGCGACCAGATAGGGCGCCGGCGCCGGGTAGGCTCCATACCCGTTCTGGCCCAACAGGTTCTGAGCCGCGACCTGATACGCTCCAGCCCCGCCATTCGGCATCGCCGGGGCGGCCGCCGGGGCCTGCATCGCGGCGTACTGCGGCGGCATCGTCCCGGAGGGGGCGGTGCTGCTCGGCTCTGAGGCGGTCGGCGGGGCTGAGTATGACAGGGTCACGGCCGGGATCCTCGCTCAAATATCTTCCACTATAGCTCAATTCCTTCTGGAGGAACTCGAGTGCACGATTGACAAATGGCGTCATGTCGAGGTTCTGATCAGCCGCCAAAGGCTTCGACGGATCCTGCGGATGCGGGATCTGCATGCACCGCCCGATCAGGTCGAGGAATGTCCCGATCGAGCCCTGCACCGCCTGGGCCATGCGGAACGGATAGCCGGTGAGCAAGGCCGCCAGCTCTTCCTCCGTCTTGTCGGGGTAGAGCGTCTGCAGGGCCTCCAGGGAGCTCACACCCAGCTCCTGCAGGTTGCGAGCGACGATTGAGGCGTTGAGGATGTCCTCCTTGCTGTCCTCAAACACCGGCCCTTTCCAGCGCCAACAGACATCACGCATGCCGTCAGGAATCAGGCCGACGACGCCATCGGGAATCTTGCCCTCCTGGGCCGCTTCAACGATCTTCGACTCCAGCGTGTTGAGGTATTTCTGATTGGCGGCGTTGTACTCATCTTGAACCTTGACAAACGCTTCGTCATCGCCATCGAAGTCTTCCCGCAGCGGCGCCAGGGGCTTCTTGATCTTGGCCGCCACCGCGAACGACTCACGGAACAGCTGCTCCTCGTGGAAGATCATCAATTCCAGCAGCTCGCAGAAGCCGTACTCGAACAGGTCGCGCATCTTGCGCTTGGCCGTTGCCGCAACGCGGCCGTACAGGCTCTTGATCTCGTAGGCCGTGCCGGCCGTCGCGATGTCCGTGTCATCGACACCGCCCAAGGCCAGGCGAATCTCAGCCTTGTAGGCATCGGTGAAGCGCATGTGATCCGAGCTGATCGCGTTCGGCTGGATATACGCAGTCCGGTCCGTCGGCTCGAGGCCAGCGATGATGCGCGGAATCTTGATCCCACCGTCAACCGACGCCGCCGGCTCGCTGACGCGGGTCGAGGGGTTGCGCGGCGAGCCAAAACCCGATTGGCTGCCGATCGTCGGCCTGGCCGGCGCCCCGTCATCAGACTCGACAATCTCCGACTTCTGCCGCGACGTGACGAGCGTCGGATTGCCGAAGAAGCGCAGGTTTTTGCGAATGTTCGTCGCCGATGAATCATGCACCAGAATGTGGTGCGAAAAAGCGTTGAAATCGCCGTGACCGATCATGTCGGTCGAATCCAGCTCATTGAAGACCTCAACGACGGGCACAAAGCCCAGCGAGTTTTCTGTCTCTCGCGACCTCAGGGCGACTTGCGGAAAGCCCAGAATATCGTCGTCCTCAGGCTTCGGCTCGTTGGCGTGGATCTCTTCGTAGATCTTGTCACGGAAGATCTTTAGCCGAATCCAGGCCTGGGGGCCCTTGATCGGGTTGCCAGCAGAGTCGACCTGCTGCTCACTGACTCCCATGAACCCACGCCCGGGCACCCTGAAGGGATAAACGACAATGCACTGCTCAATGCTGAGCTCATCGTCGTAATACGTCTTGAACTTGCCGGCACGGAACCAGCTGATGCGGTAAAGATCGCCAACGGGACGAAAGAACCACAGCCCCCCACCGTCAATCAGGTGATCACGGCAGATCGACTCGAAGCGAGCATCGACCTTGTTCAGCTTCAAGACGGCGTTGATGAAGTCCTTGCGGCGACCAAACGAATCCTGCTTCGGGTAGAACTCAAGGCCCTGCCGCAACATGAACAGGGTCATCTGCCCGAGGTGGCCCGTCACGATGGTCGTGTCGCCACCTGCGTCTCCGGTTCGCCTCCGGGCTCCCTCAAGGAGCTGCTTGAAGCGGGCGCTGTCCTCTGCTCCAGCCAAAGCGCTGTCTCCTGTTGCCTGCAGTTTAAGCCAGCACTGGCGGATCTTCCGCGTATTCCATCGTCAAGGCCGAGCGACCGGCGAGCTGCGTCAGGGCAATCACCATGGCGTCGACGAAGTCGTCGTGCGCCGCTGCGCCGAAATTCAGGAACTCCGACTCAAACACGCTCCAGTCGCGGTACTGATTCAGATGCACTTTGCCGCGCTGCCACAGGCCAATAATGCCCTTGAGGCGCTCGAGCTTGTCGCCGCGGAAGCCCTTGACCTCCTTGACAGCCAGGTTATCAAGCGGCTCGTCGGGATTGCGAATGGACCGAAGCAGGTCCCCCGCGAAGCTCCGCTGATATGCCACCGACTCCGGCCAGATGTTGCAAGGACAAGCCGTTGAAAGGTAGCTGCCGTCGTGGTCGCGCCTGACGATCTCCCAGTCTCCCAGAAGATCTTTCATCTCGTTGATCTTCTCGACGTTCCCCAAGGTCTTGATGCGCCGGTAGTCGATCAGCCAATACTGGTCTCCATCCCGACCAGCCAGCAGGAACACCGTCCAGTCGTTGCGCTCCTTGTCGGCGCTGCTCAGGTCAATGCCAACCCCAATGACGTCATAGGACTCCGGCACCTCGCCATACTGCAGCCAGGCCTTGTCAACGCCAAAGTCGCCTTCTCTGACCGACTCGTTCTGATACTGGTACTCAAAGTCGTTGCGGCCCATCGCCTGCCGCTCCAGAAGATCTTCAAGAGGGTAGAACTGCGGCCAATAGCTACGCTTTTCGCCCGTCTCGGGATCTTCAATAATGGCCTGCTGCTTCAGGACGCGCCAGTTGTTGCTTGCCGTCATGAAACTGGCAAAAATATCGTCCCAGTGGAAACGAGTGCCAAGAGCGATCGAGCGGGCCCCCGACAGCTTCGTGGGCATGATCGCCGTTCGGTAGTTCCTGATCATCTCGGCCCTGACCTTCGGGTTCTCGATCGACTCCACAGACTTGATCAAGTCGTCCAGGACGACAAGGTTCGAGCGACGCGACACCGTGGCGCCTTTCAGGCCGGAGCAGCAGATCGTGTAAGCGTCGTCACCACGAACGTCAATTCCAGCATAATCAAAGTCAATGCCCCAAAGCTCATCGCTGTACTTCTTGGGACTCAGCTTGACCGCCGGGAAGATCCGCTGATATTCAGGGCTTTGGATCAGCGCTTTGATCGACGAGCTTTTCGCGCGACTGATGTCAATGATAAAGCTGACATACACGATTCGCAGCATGATCCGGGCCATCGTGTGTCGACCGATCAGCCAGGCAATCCAGAGAATCAGCACCGTCGATTTAGCGCTGCCCCGTGGGCTCAAAATACAGGTGTCAGGACCAGCAACGCCAAGCAGGCACGCGGAATCCACCCCCGTGTTCAGTTCCTCGTGCCAGAGCAGCATGTGCTCGACGGGCTCTTTCCCCATCGCGCAGCTGAAGTGCCAGAACGAGTTGCGCGCCAGCTCAATCTGGCGATCGAGCTCCTCCGGGGGCGGGGCCGCGGCCCTGTTGACGGCGGATCGGCGCAGGGCCAGGGCGGTCGAGGCTCTGGCCACGGATCAGAGCTCCTCTTCCAGCTTCGCCCAGGCCGCTTGCCCCGCCTCCTCCAGCGGGCCGCTGAGCCGCGAGTCGAACTTGAACGTCTGCGAGAGTTCTCTCAACACTCGGTCGGCGCCTGCCAGGATCAGCCCTCGGCGCTCAACGGCCTTCGTGATGTCGGTGACAGCCTTGATGTGCCCCCGCAGCTCCTTGGTCAGCGACACGATGCGCGCCGTTGCCACGTCCGGCTTGATCTCGGCATCAGCCGCCGCCCTGCGCAGCAGCGCAAGATCCGTCTCGATATGTTCGATCTCAGTATTTAAGGTCTTGCGCCTTTGCATCTTCGGGAAGCTGTGCATCGCGTAGCGATGGAAGACCTCATAGGGCAGATCCAGGCCGAGAACGCGCGCGTACAGCCAAAGCTCGATAGGCGACCAGCTGTTCTCGGCGACTTCCAGGAACACCTCTCGCTTGGAAGCGTCAAGCTCAGCGATCCATTGGCGGCACTGACGCAGGGCTTCGGCGGTAGCAGCGTCCAAGACCGGCACCTTGACTAAGAGACATCTTAGCCCTTGCGGTAGGCTTGCGCCCGCGCTAGAGTTGTCTCCGACTCGGTTTTTGCTCGTGGGTGACTGGACCGTAGAAATGCCGTGGCTGGCCTGTGTCCTGGTGGGGGACGGGTGCTTGACCCAGGACCCGAGATACCCGACCGCGAACCCCGGGCTCCAGCTGAAGCACGCCGTCGCCGACGAGGGTTGGCTGGAGTTCAAGGTCAGCATGATTCGCCAGGAGCTTGGGCTCGACGACGACCAGCTCAGGCCTGGCAAGGTGAGCGCCCGAGGCCTCAGACGCGCGAGGTTTATGAGCCCGGTCTTTCGCCAGGCCTACGAAGAACTCTACGGTCACGGCGACAGAGGCGTAGACGGTCGCCGTTACAAGCAGTTGCTTGAGTGGCCCCACCGCAACCCTGAAAACATCTTGCGGTTGTTCTGGTGCTGGTATCTCGATGACGGCCGCATGGGCCCTCAGGGCTGCATGGAGCTTAAGTGCTGCCAAAGCGAGCTTGAGATGCAGGGGCTTGCCAATGCCCTCAAGATTGCTTTTCAGGAGCGTCATGGGATCAAGATTGACCCAAGGCTTTACTGGTGGGGTCCCAACAAGACGATCCCCGGCAATGAGTACGGCCTGAGGTTCAGCACCTATGAAACCGCTCAGATTCTTCCAACGTATTCAGATTATCTGCCAACGATCTCCTGTATGCAGCGGAAGTTGATCATACCTGAAACAAAGAGTGGCAAGCGTTGTATTACGAAGTCCCAGCTTGCCTCTCAAGGCCCCATTGCAATCACCCCAGAGCAAAGCCTGGCGGTCGACAGCATGGGCTGGGAAGAGCTCCGGGCCTTTGTCATGGCCATTGGCATTGGCTATCCTCGCATGGTCAACGGCAAGGCGCCGCGCCTTAAAGCCGACTACCTCGCCCACATCCGCCAGCACACCCGCATTGCGAGTTAGAACGCCCGAGCCGCGCTGAACGCCCTCGAGCGCTGAGCAGCCGAACGACGGCCAAGCTCGCGGGTGTCGGTCTCCGCCTGGTCGCGGTAGCTCTTCCTGGCCTCCTCGCCCTGGGTACGAATCGTTTCGCGGCTCTCTTCGCCAGTGCGACCGATCGTGCCCTTGCCAAAGTCGTACTGCTGCCCGGACTCGTCGGTGTACTTGCCGCCGACCTGCGAGATCGTTGACGTCGCCTGCGTCTTCCTGGCCTCGGAGCCTTCCGTCTGGGTGCTCTTGCGCTGCTCGCTGCCCGTCAGCCCGATCGAGCGCTCGGCGCTGGCATAGCCCTCACGCGCCCGCTCGGTCTCGCCCCGCTGGCGCACCTCTTCCGTGCCTCTTGCGGTACTCCCCTGGATCTCTGCGACCCGCTCGCCGCTGCTG